AGAGGAACATATACATACAGATATATAGTTACATATTTTGTAGATTTGGGTGGGTGGGCCCATAATTTTCAAGCCAATTTTGTCCTAGGTTTGGGACCCCTTGGGTGGGTGGGCCCACAGTTCGCGAGCAGCTGGGTGGGTGGGCCCAGAAAACACATGCGAGTTATCCACAGAAAAAACCTGGAGTAATAAAATATAACCCTTTTTTTATTTGACATATAATGGGATATTGTGGTAGACTCTTAGTCAGAAAGGATATTTAAACAATGTCACAAATGTCAGTAAAAATGATGCACGAAGAAGAAAACGAGTATTATAGAATCGCGAACGAAACTATTCCAAGACATGATACTTTTCAAGAATGGAATGATATGATGATTAAAAAGGCTCATTTATTTCAACTACTTTACGGAGAAGATATATCTGAGTTTCATATTCTAAACGCGGAAACTTGGAACAATCATCCTAGCAATGAGGTTTTATCGCTATCATGATCGGAACGTTATTCACGATCTTTATGCTAATACTGTTCGCAGTATTAGCAGTTAATTTATTATTTTTCGGTCTTGCGCTTATTGCGCAAGATCAAAGAGATAGAAAGGAGAGAGATAAAAATGTTAGTTAAAAAAGATAAAAAAGAAGCTAAGCATTTTGCAGTAGTAGCTCGTTATATTTATTCCCATAGTGATGATAGCTATACTGAGTTAAAAGTCTTTGAAATTCGTAGCCACGCAATAGAATACATGGACGCAATGAATACTGCAGCTAAATATTCTGAAAGCAAAATAGAATATATTCTTTTTGTTTTAGAACCTGCACCAAACCCAATTAGTAGTTAAATTTAATCGGAGGGGCTCAGCCCCTCCTAGAAAGGAGAACAACAATGGCAATTTTTTACGGAAAGCCAGTCGCGGGTGCTAGTAAAAAAAACAGCATAAGAAAAAATGGTGTAGCTGCAATGAAACGACTAGCACGAAAAATTAGAAATAGAAAAAGAAATAAGAGATAAAAATTAAACCAACCAGGACTTTTCCTGGTTGGTTTAATTTTTTTTTGGGAGGGTGGGCCCACAAGCCACAAGCAGTAATAATTTATGACGAGTTATCCACAGAAAAAATAAATTTATGTTTGACATTTAATCCCACATTATGCTAGATTATAGTACGAAAGGAAATAACAACAATGATAATACAAAACGGAAATACAAATGTAGGAGGAACTCATCTTCAAGGATATGTTGAGTGTTCTTATGATGATTTAGTTAATACTTTTGGAACACCTACCATTGAAGGTGGTATGGAAACTAAAATAGAAGTTGAATGGGAATTAACTTTTATTGAAAGCACTAGAACCGATGACAACCACGAAGTTGTTACTATTTACAATTGGAAAAATGGTAAAAGATATTGTGGTGAAGAAGAAGGTCTAGAAGTTCAAGATATTAAACAATGGCACATAGGTGGTTATCGTAGATATGCCGTTGATCTTGTTCATGATGCTATTAAAAACTATAAAGAGAAAAAAGTTGACTGAATTAAAATTTAAATCGAGCGAGGATCTAAAGATCCTCGCTTCGCAAACCTTAAAAGCAACATCCTTCAAAAAGCCTTACACGAATAAGACCACAAAAGAAAAAGGTCTTTGGTTTGTAAAAGATGAGGGCATTTATTTAATGGAGGCTTTTCACTCAAAAAAAAGAGAAGCACCTATTGTTTATGCCGAAGGTTTTGATCCTAGTAAAGATGATGATGTATGGGACAGATCAGTTAGTGCCGTTGGTGGTGATGACTTTGCAGAATTTCTACCCCTCACGATAATGGGATTACAACTCATAAAAAAAGGTGTTGATGTAAATATTAAACACACGAAAACTTTTATTGAGGTTACTTATTCAAAAGAATAAATCGGAGGTAAAAATGAACAATCATGACCCAGAAAAAATAGTAGAATTAAAAACTATTTTTTATAATAAGGATGAAGCAAGAAAAGAAAAACAAAAGCAATATGAACAATGGGATCCAAGTCCTCAAGAAGTGTGGATCGAAAGTTCAAAGGATAAGGAGGGAAATGATTTTTATATTGTTTATGTTCAATTCTTTTAAAATTTGTCGAGCATAGTCCTTAACCCTAAAAGGGTTAAGGACTGCGTTTGTCTTCTATTCTCCGTGTTATTTCCACAAACGCAGAGCCTCAAGCTGCAGCCCTGCTGCGCTGCAGCTTGTTTTTTTTTTTTTTTTTTGGGTGGGTGGGCCCACAAGCCACAAGCAGGGGTGGGTGGGCCCATAGTCCGCAAGCAGTAATAAATCATGACTACTTTTTTATTGGATATAATCCCATAAAATGCTATAAAGAATTATGAATAAAAAAGAAGCAAAAGAAATTACTGGGTCTTTAACTCAAACTTCAAAAATGCCTGGCAAGTCTTACAGCCTGCCAGCATGGGAGTGCAAGACAGGTTCGAAGCTGCGTAAAATTAAGGGCAGCGTGTGCGCTAGTTGTTACGCTCTCAAGGGTAATTATACCAGGTACAAAGCTATCAAAGCCGCGCAATATGTCAGGCTAGAAGCGATTAAAAATCCTTTATGGGTTCATGCAATGATTATCCAGATCAAAGGCCAGAAATATTTTAGATGGCACGACGCCGGCGACGTACAGGACCTGAAGCACTTATTAAAAATTTTCAAAGTATGTGAGTTGACACCAGAAACCAGGCACTGGATGCCGACGCGCGAAGCCTGGATACACAAGTTTTTATTTAAAAAACCAGATAATCTGGTTGTAAGGTTTTCGTCTCACATGGTTGATTTCCCACCAATGGCAGCTTGGCCTACAACGTCAACAGTTGTAACAGCTGGAGCCAGCTGCCCTGCTCCAAAACAGGGGAACGCGTGCCAGGATTGCCGGGCCTGTTGGGATCCAAAAACAAAAAATATTGCTTATGGGATACACTAAACCCTAGCAGCTAAAATTTTCTAAAATAAAATAATTCACAAGCTACAAGCCACGGGCGGGTGGGCCCATAATGTACAAGCGCTCAAGCCTCAAGCTGCAAGCGACAAGCGTCCCAACCTTCCGCTATTGGTGGGTGGGTGGGCCCATAATTCACAAGCTCTTTGATAGCGGACCCTGGATAAAGTTTCACGGCTCGTGGAGCGTGGGTCTTGAGCAAGATGTAACTATCTTTGGGATGCTTGAAATGGAAGGCAATCTGGTGTGGTGAGAAGCGTATTTTATTACTGCTAGTTACTTTTAACTCTATGGTAAAAAATCCTGTTTTATCACTATATCCAAGTATATCTGGGATGCCAGCAGATGCCCAACTTTCTAGCCTTATCAGGGAAAATCCATTAAGTTTTTCTTTGGTCTCTAGCCAAAAAGCTGACTCAGGTTTCAAAGTAATTACTCCACTAAGATTAGCATTCGATATTTTTCTTTTGCACCTATGATTTGGTTTTCGACCAGCTTAATTTCTTTGATGTTAAACTCTCTTTGCAAAGGATTTCTACCTTGTGGCAGCACCATTTGAACTCTCGCATGACTGCCAACAGGACTTGCACAAAACTTTTCTAAGACCTGCATCAAGGACTTTGTAGTGTATGATGTCATTTGTCTAGTGTATTGTCTGGCGTCTGATACCTGTTAGATGTTCGAAGATCATGATCTGATCTGGAGTCATTTTCTCCAAAATAGGTATGATGTGAGCAGGTTTAAAATAGTATGTGTTCTGTTGCTCCAAAAGCTCCATTGCTTCTTTAAGATAGTCTTTAAACTCTTCCTCTTCCTTTTTGTTTTTGAACTTCATGGTTTCCATATTATATCTTACACCTCTTCTTTCAAGTGCGAAGTGAGGGACGAAAGGACTATAGTTAAGTTCTAGGAGGAACATATAACGTTTCATGAAAAAAAGAATACATTCATACCCTCACTTCAAGTAAATCCCTAGCACAATTTACTTGCCTTTACAATATATATTTTTTATAAGAAGTCATGGGATTACCAAAAGTACTAACTGAACAACAGATGAAGTTTGCAACCTTGTTGGTTACAAACGAAGGTAGAAAGACTCCAACAGAGTGTGCAATTGAAGCAGGATATGCAGAAAGTTCAGCTCATGTTAGAGCCTCAGAGTTGCGTAACCCTAGGAAGTTTCCTTTGGTTGTTAAATATATTGATGAGATTAGATCTGAACTGCAAGAAAAGTACAAAGTAGATTATGGCTCTCACATTATGGAGCTTGCAAAACTAAGAGAGGAAAGTAGAGAAAAAGGTGCCTGGTCTGCTGCTATCAATGCAGAAGTTGCCAGGGGTAAAGCAGCTGGATTATACATAGAGCAAAAGATTATTAAACATGGTAAGCTTGAAGACTTGACAGAAAAAGAATTAGAAGCTAGATTATCCCATATAATAGAG